ATGGGCGCGATAATTGTTTATCATTAGGTAAGACTATACTATATAGTGTATAGAGTGTATATAGAGTGTATATAGAGTGTATATAGAGTGTATATAGAGTGTATATAGAGTGTTTATAGTGTGTTTATAGAGTGTTTATAGAGTGTTTATAGTGTGTTTATAGTGTGTTTATAGTGTGTTTATAGTGTGTTTATAGTGTGTTTATAGAGTGTTTATAGAGTGTTTATAGTGTATATATTTTTTCCGTTTTTATATTGCATTATAGAAAATTTAATGTAATATAACATAAAAATAAAATCCGAATATCACATAAATGACAAAAATAGTAAAATATGATTTTATACAAGGTTCATCGTCACTATTATTTATTATATCCGCTGTAAAGGCATTTTATTCTAGCAAATTGCCTATGTGGAAGGCATCAAACACCTTTTTAGTCGTCGCCTCTTATTTATGTAATGCGAGTGACTACGAAAAAAATCGATTATTATTGGACTATATCGCCATTATCATGGTATGTACGAGTTATATGAACAATGCTCAATTTAACAGTGCTATCTACTTGTGCCTTATTTCCGAATATTTGAATACAGGTTCAATAAAAAGTGTCAAAGATGCAACATTCGGTACGACGGTCGCAAAAACAATCGTAAATACTTATTTATATGTTGACAAGGCGCATTTTTATGTTATTTTGACCAGTGCGATTACAAGTATGATCCTATATAAAATACGATATATATTATACGAATCGAATAATCGTCGTTATCATAATCATATTACATGGATATTCCATACATGTATCATGTTACTTATGTATATTGCAAGTAGTACGGCAGTATAAATATACGAAAAAACAATATAAAGAAAGTATACTAATTATCTTAGTATCTGGGTTTAGCTCAGTTGGAAGTAGCGACAGACTGTAAATCTGTAGGTCATCGGTTCGATCCCGATAACCCAGAAACTCTAAGCATTTTTAGTGGTAAAATATCTGCATGCCATGTAGGTGTACTGGGTTCAATTCCCAGAAAGTGCACTCTGCACTTTTGATGTAATGGTAACATAGCACACTTCCAATGTGTTTCCCGGGGTTCGATTCCCCGAAAGTGCAAATAAATACAATTTTTCAAGTTGTCTTTATTTTTTATATGTTTTTTGTGTTTTGCGCCGTTTTTTTTCTACCGTCTTTTTAAATTTTTGATTGGATATTTTATATGATTTTTGTGGTTTGCGTCGTTTTTTTATACCGCCATTTATATATTTTGGATTGAATGGATCTCTCGATTTCATATGATAATAATAATCGAGTAGTGCATTTTTCGCATCTACATTTATTTCCCCCTTTCTATTCTTTTCTTCTAAAAAATCCTTAAATTCTTCCTCTTTTTTATAATTAAATTGTACACCGGAATCTTTTACCACCGTAAACCACTTTCTTATTATAAGTTTTTTCTTCTTTAATTCACTATACAACGTATTTGCATCTATCTTCGAATCGTATTTTGTTAATATTACATGTAAATTTTTAAGTAACAATGGTCCCATAATTACATTGTCTATCGCATTCGATCCTAATAAGTATTCGGCGGCAAATTCGGCTAAAATATCCCCCATATAATATAAACATACATATTGTCATAAAAATGAAAATATACTATTTTACACCTTTTTTCATTCAAAACGCCCACTTTGTGGGCGTAAATTAGTTAAAGGTAACGTTACCTTTTTCGCATTTTCAATGTGAACAGGTGTATAACGGTTTTTCGAGTATAGGATCTTGTTCTGGATTGCATAATGGTATTTTCGAATCGCGACATATCGTTTGCGTATGCTCAATTGAATGTAATAAACAAAACATTTTGGTATTGATAATTCCGGCCAAAATTTGCGAATATTTATCTTCGTTGCTTATAGGAGGCGGCAATAACTCTTGCGTTCCGCCCACTTTTGCGAAAAAAGTATGGCATTTGTCATGTGAACATTTTATAAATACTTCGCCATTTTCAAGGACATATACGGGCGGCGGGACCTCCTCGGTTTGCATTATATAAATTCTTCATATTTTCTATATTGTATTATACCGCACTTTGTTTCACCACCTTGCGTTTTATTAAGACACGTTTTATATTGAAATACTTTTCCAGGGAAATCAAATGTTCATCTTCTTCGCGATTCTCAATGGCGCCTTGCATGACACCGCGAAATTCTTTGAGATCGATGTATTTATATTTTCCCATAATTAAATGATATTCGGGTGGAGTGTTGTCCACCACTTTTGCGGGAGTCCGTATAAAATGCAAATAATCGTTTTCATTCCCCCCCAATAGAATCCAGTCAATCAACATGCGTAATTGATTCAATTTGGTAGATGAAAAAATGACAACGGGAAGACTTGCATCGCGAGCCAATATCCATAAGTCAAGATCTGTAATATAATACTCTTCGCTAAATATTACCGCGTCCAAAGTGGTCCGTTTTTTAACAATCCGGTCCATCATGTCCTTTTTGCCCTGATATTTTAGTATTTCTATTATCTTGTCGCCAAATTCATTGACCAATTTGCTATATCCTTTCCATAAAAAGGCCTTCAAATTTTGTATAGATATTGCGGTACCAAGACGTTCTTGGAAAATCTGTATAATCGGATAGAAACTGCAAAATACGGTAGGTTTAAACACGACCTCCTCCGTTGCAACCGGAAATATACGTTTCCACATACTATTTTGTATATTGCCTACGACCTTGTCTTGTTTCAATATACACTCCGACATCAAATTATTATAGGTTTTATCAAAGACATTTTGAGTAAGAATACGTGTTTGTTCCAATAAAGATATTTCATTGCTATAGGATTGCGTCGTATTTGGTTCTGCCATATCGAAATTTATTCTGCCGACATATTGATTCGCATTGAAGGGTATGAGATCGGTAAAATAATCACCCCCGTTTAAAATGGACTGTAATACTAAGAATTCGTCGGTGTTTATTTTATATTCCGTGTCGGTGACATTTAGTTGAACACTCGGACTAAACATGAATCGCCGAATACGTTTATATCGGATTAATTCGTCGGCGATTCGTGCATAATAAATTGGTTCGTTTTTTTTATCACTAATCAAATGCCGATTTGGTATTAGCATAATACAATGTTCTTCGCCATCACGTTCTTCTCTTAGACAAAATGTTTTAGTAGGATCGGCGCAATTGGAGGAACAGTGAGTAATATCATCGAGTGCAATTAGGTCGGTTTCTTTGAATTCGATGAACCGGATCTCTTTTTCTAATATTTGGCGTAATAGGGCGATCACCATTTCCAATTTTTGGCGATATACGCGATTATTTACATTTAATATCTCCAAGAGTGTTTTTCGTATCGCGCGATTTTCATATTTATTTAGGGTATTTTGCACCGTTCGCCTAAATGCGGAAAAGAAATTACTTTCCAGACTAATTTTTTTGATCATGGTCTCGCGTTCTTGGTCATTTTGTTTTCCCATTACGATGGTACGATCCGCCTCATTCCAATTCGTACCATCTATTACGGACAATCCATCCGCCTCGGACGCAATATTTTCAGATGGCGGTGCGATTTGTACAAATTGATTGGTGTTTGTAATAATACCAACGATCAATCCCTCTTCCATTACTTTTATTCTTGGTAAACATGGTATTTTATGTTGCGACTTGACATATAATTGTTTTAGACGCGTTATTGTAGTATCGAGATCTTGCCATAAATCCTCGCTATCCATATATTGAATGTCTATGTCGTTTATCATGCGCGAAGGAAGGGACGGTATAAAAACGGCAATATCACTCCCATTAGATAAAGCCATCAATCCAATAATTTTGCCTTGATAATTCATAATCTGTTTTACAACGGTGTATTGAATCGATATCAATTCCCGACGAAGTTGTTCAGCAGAAATGTTAGATTCAAACTCATATAATCTAGGGATGCTCGGTTTCCCTAGACATTGGGATTGATTTACATTTTTAACTAAATTCAATAATTCGACGATGGGTGCCAATGTAGTCGGTTTGTCAATAAATGCCTTGAATTCGTGTATTTTCCCCTTTCGTTCTTCATATAAATAAATCGGTTCATAAAACTCATCTTGTTTTAGTATGATAACTGTTTCCTTTCTTGGATCATATACCGCTTCGATCTTTGAATTTGTGGGACAAATGATTTCGACCTTGTTTGTTATGTCATTATTCATGGCTTCTATAATAACCAAATTTATACCATCCTTCATGAGTTTCTGGTTATAACCGGTTACCATATCCCACAGGTAGGTATGGTCAATGGGGGATGTATCGTCCAATAAAAATTCCCTAAATCGATGATATGATGCAATTATATTTAGGAGAAAATCTTGAGTAATTCGATTCTTTTTCGACGTTTTTACCAAGACCGAATCTTGATATTTCGATATTTCGACAGGATCTAGCTCGACGGTTTCTGGTTTGAAAACCGTAATTAGCGATCCTTGGTGATAGGTAATATACAGATCAATTGTAAGTGAATCGACCAAGATATTGCGCAATTCCGATACCGAGGGTGTTCTTTTGAGATTTTGTTTATATGCATACATTTCCGCTACGCAACCCAAAAAGGATTGATTTCTAACCTGTTCGACACCATATCTTAGTAGACATGGTGTATCCGGTTTTATGGCGGCACTATTTGTTTTTTGAACGGCGGCGGAATTGTCCGTCTTTAGGAATAATTGCAAGGCCATGGATAAAAACCCCCATCGGGTCGGTTCCAGAGGAACGATAGCCGAACTTTTAATATAGGATACTATTTTTGGGGCACCCTTTGCAGGGCGTTTAGCGTCGGCCTCCTCTTCCTTTTTAATACATGTATTGCGCAATTTCAATTGTTCTTTAGACATTTCCCATTCTTGGGTTTTTGCATTCTGTCTTAATTTAAAACAGCAGGGAAGGCAATGTCCACTTGGGTGTGAATCAGGAATAAAACCCGGATAGTGTTCAATATATTCCCCATTGGCATTAACATGTTCTTTTGTACGACTATTAAATTCGTATACATAAGAACCTTTAGGCACCTTCTTTGCATCGGAAGGTATAATACCTCCGCACTTCCCCGCTTTTACGTCGGCCTCGGTAATAGATGAATTAGTTAACATACACCAATATTTAGGGCAAATATACCAGAATTGATTGTTGGGATCTGAACCGTATTTTACTGGGTGATTATAGGATCCTGGATTCGTGCGATCTATCTCGGCCTTTTCTTCATCGGTCAAAATAATGGGTTGGCGACTAATATTGGCAGGACATGCCCTTGAATAAGAGTTGTATTTTCCTTCTTTCTTAGTCAAAAAAAGTGTTGTATCTCTTTCTTTGAGACGTTTTAAAAAGGGGTTCGGATATAGAGATAATCCATCTATATTATGGGTTTGTGTAGAAGGTGAATCGGGAGTATCCTCTCCCCCATGTTGCAATTTATCATCTTCATCGTCTTCGTCCTCATCGTCATATTCTAAAACAAACCCATCGTCATCAACGTCATCTTCTTCTAAAACAGATCCGTTGTCTTCGACGTCATCATCTTCTTCTTCCTCTATTTTTTTTGCGGATTGCAATGTAATATTAGCAAGATCATTTTCTGTATTTGGTGCATCTTCCTCTTCCTCTTCTTCATCATACTCAAATACCAATTTATTGTCTTCATCTGAATCCGAATCTGATTCTTGGCCGGATTCCTCTGTTTCGCCTAAATCTTCTGCGGATACCTCTGTTTCGCCTAAATCTTCTGCGGATACCTCTGTTTCGCCTAAATCTTCTGCGGATTGCTCTGTTTCGCCTAAATCTTCTGCGGATACCTCTGTTTCGCCTAAATCTTCTGCGGATTCCAATTCTTGGGGGGAAGGTATTTGTGGAATGATATCATCATGTTCAATATAAAATCCATCTTCGGTGGCTTCGCCTAAACCAACCTCATCATCTAATATATCCTCTTTTACTGCCGTTTCTTCTAAATCGTCTGGTAAATGGGTAATATCAAACATTCCATCATCGTCGTCTTCTTCAAACGAAAAATTAAGGGGTTGAATTTTTTTAGATGAAACTATTTCAGAAATATTTGTCGAAACCACAACATTAGCCGTATGGGGCTTATCCGCATCTTTATCCAACTTGGCAGACCGAGTGCATATTTGTTTAATCGTTTCTTTCGGATAATGGTTATCGCGATAAGGCAATATAATTCTTAAGATACTGTCTATATAAATTTCTAGTACATCTAAATAGCCGAATGATAATACGCCATCTAATTCGACGACCAATTGATTTTTCCCTAGAGGTGCATACATGACAAGTGGGAATCCCGGATTATCGATGATTTTACCCCCCAATTCTTGGAACTCCGAAGTATATTTTGCTATACGTAATATGGCCTCTTCTTCGGTCATTTGATAATTGGTCATTAACATTTGTGCTGCTTCTTGGTAATCATTAGTATTACGTAATACGGTAGTAATTGTTTCGGATTGAGAATCCATTTCGACGTAATTTGCCACCCGTTTGAATCGCATTTGTATTTGTTTTTTCAAATCAATACTCATGACGTCAAAGATGGATGAAATACACGCACTATATTGTTTAATGTTTAATTTATCAAATGGTACGGTGGCTACGTATTTCAACCCCTGCACGATAACCGATTCGTCATAAATACCATTCAATCCATCTAAATTAAACAACGGTTGTGATAATATACGATTTATCATATCGACGAATGGGCGTATTTGCGATATGACCAAGGCATTCAGTTCCCCCTTGGAGATTGGTATTTTCAATATGCCGTGAACATACATGGTTCCATCAGTCTCGAAATCAATATACAAATCCGATTCGGCTAAATATACAGAAATTTGGCGTTTTTTACCCATTTCGCGCACCAATCGCATAAGAACCGATTCGGACAAAAAGGGTATTTTCTTACCCGTCTTAGAAATAGCCTCGGAATAAATGCGAAACATATTTTCGCGTCTTGGACCAGGATTATATTTTATTAAAGGCATCTCACGTGTAGCGTGCAACTGTTTGAAAACGGTTTCTAGAGGTATCAATGTACTGCGATTCGATCCGAATATAAGAGAAAATGACTGTATACCTCGAATAATGTACGCCAATTCGTCCGTTTTGTTATAATAAATATTGTAAAACATATCAACGGTCTTATATAAATCAAATGTCTGTTTGGAGACAACCGACCCCTTTAATAATTCGGATTTAGCATTTTCTAATTCAACCTGGGTTTTGATATTGCGATTGAATAAAAGGGGGAAATATAGTCCCGACATATATTCTTCGTCTATACCGTGTTCAAAAGAGTATTCGAATAAAACATCGGCTAAACAGACGTATAAATTTTTACCTAGGGGTTCGCCATAATTCATCAAGATATCATTTTCAAATGCGAGTATGGGATTTTGGGGACGCATTTCGTATCGCGTGGCTCCGGTATTCACAATATCATGCGGGTTTGCGGAAAATAGATATTCACGGCCGTTTATTGGTTTCATTCCGATCGCCATATTTATAGACGTTTCTTTTTCATCTAAACCAAATAGTAAGACGTCTTCGTAAGAATAGGACTGTTTCACTTCCATCTCGTCCATAATCAAATCATCGATATTCAAATTATTGGCAAGTTGCGCGAAAATACCGCCACTTATTTCATGGTCGTCCAAATCGGATCTCGATTTTTCCGAATTCGTTATATTATCGTATATTAATTTTGTATTTAGACGAACCTGAATTTTAGCAAATAAATATATTTCTTCGTATGCGGTTTGTCGCATTTTTTCGATAATTTTGCGTTTGATTACGCGAACTGTATCGTCTGGATGTATTTGAAAATCAGAAAATAGAATAATCACTTGTTCGGATTCGATATATCGGAGTTCGTCATCGCTAAATAAATCGCGTTTTTCATATACATGTCCCCCTGAAAATACGATAGTCTGTTTTACCTTTCCATCTGAATTGAAAAAATGTACCTTGTAAATTTCCGACACGGGTGGCGGAATCACGACTGATTCTTCCATATTCTATATATGTGTATTGTTATTTTTTGCGTGTATTTTTTTATATTCATTTTATATAGAATAAGATGAATAGAAAAGCATTGTTAATTGGATGTAATTATACCAATGTTCCGGCCGTGACATTACGTGGATGTATTGACGATATTGTAAACATGAGTAATATGTTGAAAAGTGCGTATAATTATGCGCCGGCCGATATCACCATGTTGCGCGATGATGTGCAAAATCCGTTTACATTGCCGACATATAATAATATTGTATATCAGCTAAATCAAATTGTCAAAGATTCGGCAGGATGCAGTGAAATCTGGATTCATTATAGTGGACATGGATTACAAGTAGAAGAGAAAAATATCAAAACACAAAAAATCGGGATTGACGATGCAATAGCCCCAATGGATTACCAAACCGCAGGATTTATTGACGACAATATTATTTATAATATTATTAAAAATATTCATTGCCGTGCCTTTTTAATATTTGACTGTTGTCATAGTGCGACGGTATGTTCATTGCCATGGTTATTTCAATATATGTCTGGCAATACATTTACTAGAACCAATATTAATCACAATGTAATTAATAATCCTGCAATCTACATGTTTTCGGGTTGCAAAGATAATCAAACGAGTGCAGATACCTACGATACCAAATTGAAAGAGTATGTCGGTGCTATGACCGAGTCATTTTTGACTAGTTTGGAAGACAATAATTATGAAGGTTCCATATTAAAAATATATACCGATGCGTATCGCTACTTGGAAAATAATGGATATTCCCAGCGACCTTGTTTTTCGTCCTCGGCTAATTCGCCCCATTATACACTAGTAAACCCTCATGTTTCAAAGCCCGTTCACGCTACGATCGCCCCATCTAGTAGTAAACCGACTAATACAATGGCGAATAACCCTAGTCGGTCATCAAGTACAATATCAATGCCCAATTTCAAAAATATCAATACGCCCGAAACAAAGGGTATCCAATCACTCGCCATTATACAAAAAACAAATAATAATGCTATATACGAGACAAAAGATTCGATAAATGCACTGGCCCCCAATAAAACCAATAGAGGGCCGGTAAAGGGATCGAGCACTATTAATTCGTTTATCCCCAATTTTAGCAAAGGCAGTGTAAAACCAATTAGCAAAACAATAAATTTTTTACAATAAACCGAGACATTTATATTATAGTATTGTAATATAAAGGATGAATATCCCAATCAGATATTTGCCGATACGATTGACCAATAAAGACCAAAAAATACAACAGACCGAATTGAAAAAATCGCGGAATTTATATAAAAGCGGAAAATATTATACTCGCAAACGAGTCGCCTCTTTTAAAACACGACCATCTAAACACATCAAACGTGCACAAAAAATATATGGTATAACCAAGATGACGCCAAATCGACAGTTGTCAAATGTGACTGGATGTACTGTTTCTGCATTGCAGAAAATCGTAAACAAGGGGGAAGGTGCCTATTTTTCTTCGGGATCACGACCGAATCAAACTGCCCAATCATGGGGGCTCGCCAGATTAGCCAGTTCTCTGACTGCCGGTAAATCAGCAGCAGTTGATTTTGAAATAATAGAAACTGGATGCAAACATAGTGGCAAAGCATACAATTTAGCAAAGACGGCGAAACGCAAATACGGATTTGGGCGATCCTCTACAAAACATCGACAAAACCTGACTTCTAAATTATAGTTCACTACATTCTTCCACACCGTTATTAGATATTAGTATGACTAAGAATTCGTATTGTTTCTCAGAGACAACTAGCATTTTATCGGTATCAATGGCGGCAATACCATAATTGTATAGTTCATCGCCGATTGTTGACCAAGAATGGCCATATTGAGTAACATTCAGTTTCAATTCCAATTGTATTGCCTGTTTAGCGTTTAATGCGAATTTTCTTCTTTTATCAGTCACGTACAACATATAGAATAATATTGGCAATGTTATTCTATATTCATTCGACTCATTATTATTTATGCATCAAAATAAGGATTATCATGAATATTCATCCCGCAATATTCGGCGGGTGATTTTTTATAATCTTGGGGATCGTGTATTCCTGCATCTTTAGCATTTTCCAAGAGGAATTTGAAATTGTCCCAGAATTCGGTTTTATGTCCAATCGATTTAGTCATCGTATGTGATAGTTCATGTAATGCAACGAATGTTAATGTATGTTCATCGATTATATTATCATTGTCCGATTTATCTTTATTTAGACAAAATGCAATTTTTTCTCCCTTATTTTCACTATATGCCGTAAATTTACTCGTAGGTAATGTTTCCATTACCTTTAGTGGGTTAAAATTTTTAACAAGACGACTCACGTTGTCATCGTGGGGGAATTTATCTTTAACATAATCGACTAATTGACGGCATTTATCCGTTACGGATGCTAATAAATCCGCTGCAGCCTGCATTTGACTACGTTCACGTACACAATATTTATTACCATCTACCGTCGAGACAATACATTTCAATTCGAAATCGCCATTCATAAAATAAAAATAATAACATCCGACCAAGAATAATCCAATAATAACATACCCTAAAATATCAACCTTCTTCATTCAATATATTATATCCTCATATTTTCTAAAAGGGTAAATACGATAAATATGCGATATTTTTTTGAAATTTTATAATATAACAAGATAAAAATGACACATACATTACCTATTGGTAGATTAGGGAATCAAATTATTCGCAATTTGGCGGTTAGTATAATAGCTAAAAAAAATAATCTGGCCGTAAATTATTGTTCGCGCAAAAAAATAGAAACGTTGGGTATTTTCCTTTTTAGCGGAGAGTACACATACACTAATAAACAGATATTGAACGACGCCAATTATTTTCAATTATTAAATGAACCGAAACTCGACGCGTGTTTAGAACCGAATCAATCATTTTTTCAAACGAGAGATATTACCCGGTTTTTATACCAATATTTACATAGTGCCGAAAATTCACATATAATTATGGATAAAAACCCATATAAAGAAAGATACAATAATAATAACGATTTATATATTCACATAAGGTTAACAGATGCGGCTAATCATAATCCGGGTATTGATTATTATGAAAAGGCGATATCATGTGTCCAATACGACAATATACATATATCAACTGATCAAATAACGCATCCGATAATAATGGAACTATTGAAAAAATACCCGGAAATTAAAATTATACATACCGACGAAATAAATACTATTCAATATGCCACTACATTCAAGCATATTATTTTATCTCATGGGTCATTTTCTGCAATAATTGGATATTTGGCCTTTTATTCGAATATATATTATCCTCAATACAATGCCGATCATATGTGGTATGGCGATATGTTTTCAATTGATGGATGGAAACAAATTCCGGCATAACGGCTATGTGGGTGAGTTGGAAAAATTCTGAAAAATTGATCTATATGAATCTATTATCTATAGATGGAAAAATACCTAAACCTAACCCCTGTTAAATAAATACAATGTCCACTGAATCTACGAATCCCACGAAAATACATAAAATTAAAAAAACGATGCGTGGTAAATCGTTTCGACTCATCGATTTTCAGGTATATGATGAAATGCGTGGATCTCATCCATCCGATCTAATGGATGAATCACACTTTATCATTCAAATGTATGGGGTTAATGAACGTGGCGAGACGTGTGCTATTTATATACAGGATTATGCACCATTCTTTTACGTCAAAGTTGGTGAGAATTGGTCCGATACCAATGCCAATAAATTCTTTGGTGAAATAAAGGCAAAATTGGGCGGTACAATAGGACGTGCACTTTTATCGGCCAAGATAGTCGAACATCATAAACTATACGGGTTTTCCGGGGGTAAAAAACACAAATTTGTGAAATTGACGTTTGCAACCATGGCATGTTTGAATCGAGTCAAGAATTTATGGTATAGTTATAATAAGGATACGAATGCGCGGACAATGACGCCATTTGTATCTCAAAGAACGTCACTTGAATTATACGAAAGTAATATACCGCCCCTTTTGCGATATTTTCACATAAATGGCGTCAGTCCGTCTGGATGGATTTTTATAAAAACGGATCGTGCCTATTCGCCGCCGGAAAAACTCACCACATGTACATACGAATATCAGTGTTGTATATCGGATTTGGTACCTCAACCGGATAAAGAGACCCGGGTACCATATAAAATATGCAGTTTTGACATTGAGGCGAGCAGTAGCCACGGCGACTTCCCCGTACCGGTAAAAACCTATAAACGGATGGTAGCAAACCTCGTCGATGCCTTTACAATACAATTAAATGTGGGATGCATCAAAGATGCAGATTTAGGACGGCGCCTAGTTGAAAAAATCATATTGTCCGCGTTTAATCAAAACTATGCTAAATATAGTGGGATTGACCTTGTATATCCCAAATCGATGCCGTCAAAAAAGCGGTTGATCGAAATCATCGAACTATTAGTCGGATCAACCGTCGACAATGCAAGGATTGCCGAAACGGAGGTGGATATGTTGCGTCTTTCCAATATCGAAACCCTCTTCGAGAATATAAAAGAGGCGGAAGACATCAATTGTGATGGTGACGGCGATACCACTAATTCCGTAACCACGGAAGAAAGGTCAGTCTATAGTAAATATACAAACAAACCCAAAATAAATCCCAAATTGAAAAAGGTGTCGGTATTAGACATTCTCATGTCAACATCATACGACCGAGACGAAAAAATACAGATTATCAATGAAATTGCGACGCGACTATTGCCGTCATTAGAAGGAGACAAAGTGACGTTTATTGGCACAACATTTATGCGATATGGGGAACCCGAACCCTATTTAAATCACTGTTTCGTATTGAATACATGTGACGACATCGACGGTGTCGAAATAGTTACGGTGGATACCGAGGCCGAACTATTAGTGGGATGGGCCGAACTCATTCAAAAGGAAGATCCCGATATCATTATCGGATATAATATTTTCGGTTTCGATTATGAGTTTATGTTTAGACGGGCAGAAGAAAACATGTGCGCTACCGACTTTCTCAAATTTTCGAGAAAGGTGGGTGAGGTATGTGCCTCCGAGGACCGCGATACACGTAAATATGCCATCGAAAACACTAAGATTAACTTGGCAACGGGCGAATACGATTTGCGATATCCCAAAATGTCAGGTCGCATCCAAATAGATATGTATACTTATTTCCGACGCGATTTCAACCTTCCGTCATATAAATTAGACGACGTCGCAGGTCAATACATCAATGACGAGGTAAAACGCATAGAACATGTCTATATGGAAGAAAATGGAACTGAAATGGATAAAAAAGATATGACTGAGTTGTACACACAAAATATAACGGGACTTCATGTGGGCGATTACATTCACATCGAAGTTTCTGCATTTACGTCGGATTATTACCAAGATGGCAAGAAGTTTAAGGTGATCGATATTGTCAGGGGTCGAGATGTCGTTGAAACCATCAAGGGTAAAGAAACGACTACCAAATACAATATAATACGACTTTTGGGAAATCTATCAATCGAAACCGCAGGTAAAACGATCAAATGGGGTATTGCTAAGGACGACGTATCCCCTCAAGATATTTTCCGTTTATCAAATGGTTCTTCATCCGACCGCGCAATTGTTGCAAAATACTGTATTCAAGATTGCAACCTGGTACATCACCTCATGAACAAAATAGATGTTGTCACTGGTTACATAGAAATGTCGCGTATTTGCAGTGTACCAATCTCATTCTTGGTCTTTCGCGGACAAGGCATCAAACTCACCTCCTACGTGGCTAAAAAATGCCGAGAGAAAAATACGCTCATGCCCGATTTAGAGAAATCGACAGAGGTGGATGGGTATGAGGGGGCAATCGTATTGCCGCCAAAATGTGCAATGTATATGGACAATCCTGTTGCGTGTGTCGATTATGCCTCACTATATCCATCCTCTATGATCAGTCAGAATTATTCGCATGATAGCAAAGTATGGACAAAAGAATATGATTTGGATGGCCATTTGATCGCCGAAATGGGCGAAAAAAGGGGCGATGAATATATATACGACAAATTGCCGGGATATCAATACATAGATATCGAATTCGATACATATAAGAACATACGCGATACATCGTCGTCGTCGGCTACAAAAACGGTTAAAACTAAGGTAGGTAAAAAAGTGTGTCGTTGGGCGCAATTACCAGAGGGGCAAAAATCGATCATGCCTTCTATTTTAGAAGAATTACTAAAGGCGCGTGCCAATACCAGAAGAATGATTAAACAGGAAAAAGATCCTTTTATGCAAAATATATTGGATAAACGACAATTAGGGTACAAAGTCACCGCAAATTCATTATATGGCCAATGTGGAGCACGCACCTCGACCTTTTACGAAAAGGACGTGGCGGCCTCAACCACGGCAACCGGTCGCATGATGATTACATATGCTAAACGCATGATTGAAGAAGTATATGGTAATTTGGAATATGATACACAATGTCATGGTCTAGTACGAACCAAGGCCGAGTATGTCTATGGAGATACGGACAGTGTCTTCTTTACACTCAATCTGGAAGATCCCTTAACCGGCGAAAAGATTCGCGGCACAAAAGCGCTAGAAACCACAATAGAAATTGCCCAAGATGTAGCCGCACTATGCACGCAATGGCTAAAGTTACCAATGGAACTCACCTATGAAAAGACCCTGATGCCTTTTATTTTACTCTCGAAAAAACGCTACGTAGGCATGTTATATGAAACCGATCCGAAAAAAGGAAAGATGAAGTATATGGGTCTTTCGCTAAAACGTCGCGATTCATGTGATTATTTGAAAGATACATATGGCGGCATTCTCAATATATTGATGAAAGAGAACGATATAAACAAGGCCATTGGATTCTTAGACAAATCGCTAAATGAATTGGTTCGCGGAAATGTATCAATGGATAAACTAGCTATTACAAAGGCATTACGTGGGTACTATAAAAATCCGGCACAGATTGCCCATGCCGTATTGGCAGATCGTATAGCAAAACGCGACCCAGGAAACAAACCTAAACCGGGCGATCGCATGAAATTCATCCACGTCGTAAATGAGACCAAAAAGGCATTGCAGGGCGACAAAATCGAAACGCCAGACTATATAATAAAAAACCGTCTAAAGATCGACTATACATTCTATATTACGAATCAACTCATGAAACCACTACAGCAGCTATTCGGTCTTGCATTGGAGCAGATATGGACATATAGAGGAAAACCGGTCGCCATAAAATCTTACCGAAGGGAAATGGCTAAATTAGAATCAGAGAATTCGAATTTAGAGGTTTTTATGAAAAAAAAGGAAAAATATTGTTCGGAAAAAGTAAAGGTCTTATTATTCGATCACATATTGGACCAAATATACAACGAAAAAAACAAGATACAACCAATAACTGGATTCTTCAGTATATCACAAGGGTAGATCAAACTCGAATAATAGTAACCCCGAAGGATCGTATCTTACTGAATCGACATTCAAATTTTGAAACAATCTTGATAAACTACGCACAGTGGTATCCAAAGATGATGACGCCGACGTTCTATTTGTAGATGGCGTAGTGTTCGTATTTGATTCTGGTATCGATAAATTTTGACCCGACAAATCGAAGGTAGTTGAAGTAGCTAAATCATGTCGACATACCGGACATCGCGTATTTCGACTGAACCAATTAGACAATGCATTTTTTTTAAATGTATGACCACAAAACCGAATGCGGGTTAAAACATCATTTTCCCCTATTAAATCCATTGTAATAGGACACACTAATTCGCCCATACTGGCCGAATAAACCAATTCTTCAGTACCTCGAGTAATCCACTCGGTCGACGCGTATGAAGACGGCGGTTGCACAATATAGGACAATAATGATGCGGTCATTGATTGGAAGTCGGCAGCACCGGACCGTTCTTGGACCGATTCTCCTAAATGGGGTGGGACCGATCTTTCTGAAAAGGGACGTTCATGTACAGTCGAAGACATAGATTCGGATTGCGTGTCATTTACAGACGAAGGTCCATTAATATTCGTCTGAGTATTGGCATACATATTAAGTGTTTGAACATCATTAATTAGATTGTGAATATTATTTTGGTATTCCAACATGTTCAAATTATATCCACGAACAATTGTATTCAAAATATTGAGCGGAGTTAAATTGCGTGCATCCCGGTTACGTTCATTCATATGACGATTCAAATTAGATACGCTATATCTTCTTGGATAACCGTAATAATAGAAATCATTCCACCCATAATCATCCGCAGCATTTGTATTATTACTCATTACAAATATAAAGATTTATTTGTATAACATAATAGAGATTCTTTATATTATTATGGACTTAACAAAATATCACAAACGCGGTTATACGGGTCTAGCGAATTTGGGTAATACTTGTTTTCTCAATTCGTCGGTTCAGGTACTCAATCATACATACGAATTAAATGAATTCTTAGAGTCAAAGACCTATACAAAACATTTGAAAACGATACCCGATACTAAGATTGTAGACGAATGGTTGGATTTACAACGTGTCATTTGGAGTAATAATGGGGTTGTATCACCGAATCGTTTCGTTTATAATGTGCAACAATTAGCTAGAGAGAAGAATCGGGATTTATTCACAGGATGGGCGCAAAATGACATGCCCGAATTCCTTCTATTTATGATAGAATGTATTCATAACAGCATATCACGTAGTATTCGAATGCAAATACTAGGTCATACCGAGAACGAGAAAGACAAAATGGCAGTTGCGTGTTATAGTATGTTAAGGGACACTTATTCTCGAGAGTATTCCGAAATAATGGATCTCTTTTACGGTATTAGCGTATCTGAAATAGTGTCAATCGACGGTCACATAGTACATTCGGTAAAACCAGAGAATTTTTTCATATTGGATCTTCAAATATCAAAAGATATGGCAAACATCTACGATTGTTTCGACGCGTTTACGCAGGTCGAAACATTGGAAGGTGACAACGCATGGTTTAACGAAAACACTGGGCAAAAGGAGGATATTAAAAAACGCATGACATTTTGGAATTTTCCAAAGGTATTGGTAATTACTTTAAACAGGTTTTCACCATGTGGACAATATAAATTAAATAATCACATCCATTTTCCAATGACCGACTTGGATTTGTCTAAATATGTCGGGGGATATAATCCTAAACAATACACATATGATTTGTATGGAGTGTGCAATCATTCGGGCAATGTAAATGGGGGTCATTATACATCATATGTACTGAATTCTCAAAAAGAGTGGATACATTACAATGACACGCACGTAGATATTATCCCCGAGTCAAATCGTGTGGTATCGTCGGCAGCCTATTGTTTGTTCTATCGTAAAAAAATAACTTAATATAATATAATAAATGAATTCACAAGTAGATACAGATTCACACAATAATAATGAAAAATTTAATGTAAATAATTTATCAATACAGACCTCATTATCTTCCATGTTTACAATGAGCAATCTAATGTGGTTTTTGATCTTTTTAGCAATATATATCGTATTATATTTCTTGGTAAAGGCATTAAATGGTAATGGCAATCCATTGAGTACACAGATGGCTCTTTCGCGTTCAATCGATATTTTCATATGTATTGCAATACTGGTTGGCGGTTTTTTATATTACCGGTCTCTTACGGATTATGACAAGGACCATTTAGTCGTATTTGGATTGGCCTCAATGCGTCAATTTTTTGACAGTCCAACCACAATAATTGATTTGATTATTTTGACTATTCTTTTTTACATATTGGTTTATTTGGGAAATGTACCAATGTCAAAAGAAACGCGACCAATGACAATTGGTTTCTTGGAGAATAAATTATGGATATTAATTGTTATACAAATTATTCTAATGATTTTTAAATATGTATTCAAAATGGATATAGTCGATTTTGTGTTAAGTGACCGTCTGTTTTCTTGGATATACAATACAAAAAATCCAATATCAAACGCCGAGGAGAAGGACGATGGCAACAAAAATGACACGTCGGCACAGGGCGACGAAGTCTTCAATATATCTAATAATGTATTTACTTATGACGATGCACAAATTGTCTGTAGCGCGCTCGACGCACAATTAGCGACGTACGATCAAATAGAGTCGGCATATAATAATGGAGCGGAATGGTGTAATTATGGTTGGTCGGCGGATCAAATGGCCTATTTTCCTACACAAAAGGATACATGGGAGAAATTACAAAACAATTCGAAACATAAAAACGACTGCGGACGTCCTGGCATAAATGGTGGTTATATTGCGAATCCATATGTCACTTTTGGCGTAAATTGTTACGGCAAGAAACCTAAACCGACAGATGCGGAATTGGCGGCAATGAAGGCCAACACTGCTAATAACGGACTTCCGGTCAAGACAAGTAGTTTAGAAGAAAAAATATTGGAGGCCAAGATGAGATATTGGCAAAACAATGCGTCCAATATGTTAAATCTCAGTTCTTATAATAAAAATGCATGGTCGCAGTACTAATATTTATGTGGATATAACTAATTTTTATTATATTCTAACGTTTTGTGCGTTTTGAGGTGCGATTGCGACGTTTAGTCGAAGGTAGACGTTTTCGGGTTGCTTTCGTTTTTTTTATTTTAACATCGGCGACATACTCAAATAACCGATTAAACAAATCGTCTTCAATGACGTTGTCGGTTTTAGTTACTTTGTATTTAGTCGACCGTGCGGCATTTCCTCCACCCCCAATAGAACCATTTAAATCGATTGGATTAGCCCGATTAGCTAGCATCGGATCGATGGTTGTAGGCATTTCAGATTTCATTATATATAATAAGGATATATAATGAGGCCATAATAATGTGGTCGAACTTACGAAAAGGTTTGCTAAACAGACGTTTTGTCTAGTAATAGATTATACTAAGATGGAACCGACTAACCAGATTGTTACAAAACCCATGATGCCAACATTATCGGAAAACTATGATTTAGTGGACAATGTTCGCAAATGGGTCGCCATCGATACACAAATGAGGAAAGTAAATGACAAAATGCGGGAATATAGGGATGTAAAGGCTAAATTATCGCGTTCTATATGCGAATATATTGAAACTCATGAAATGAAACAATCTAAGATTGACATTTCAGATGGTACAATACGGTTCTATGAAAAACGCGAATATTCGCCATTGACATTTAGCTATATAGACGAATGCCTTCATAAAATCATTCCTAATGAAAAGCATATAGAATATATTATTCAGTATTTGAAAGATCACCGTGAGGTAAAGATATCGAATGATATAAAACGCGGATACAAATAAGGGGCTAAATAAGTAAAATACATAGATAAAACAATATAATACCATAGTCCTAGGTATTATATTATATTTCTTAGTAAATGAAGATTATTATAGATGATCGTGAACGCGAATTATATGATCGTATGTATTCTATTGTACATACAGAAGGACATGTAACCAATATACAATTGGTTAAGCGGATTATACCTTTGGGTGACATATTAATAGAAACAGATGAGGATAAACCGGTCGCGATAATTGAACGCAAATCATTGACGGATTTATTGGCGAGTATTAAAGATGGTAGATACGACGAACAATCACACCGTTTATTGCATTCATGTGAAATACATCCACATAATATTATTTATTTGATAGAGGGACAAATGTCGACATTGCGAAGTATTATGGAAAAGAAGATCGTATATTCAGCCATAACCTCCCTCCAATATTTCAAGGGATTTAGTGTATATAGAACAATGTCAATGGCCGAAACGGCCGAATGGATAATTTGGACGGCAAATAAAATCGATCGTGAACTGGTTAAGGGAAAACCACCTGCATATTTGACCAAGAATTCAAATACGGTTCTTAATGCAACTGATATTGCGACAATGCAACCTAGTTACGTCCAGTTTGTAAAAAAAGTGAAACGCGACAATATTACACCCGATAATATGGGAGAAATTCTGCTAACTCAAATACCCGGGATCAGTAGTATTACGGCCGCTGCGATTATGAAACACTTTGATACATTTCCTCTATTACTAATAGAATTGGGTAAAAATCCTCAGTGTTTGAATAATATTACTATAGACAATGGGGGTAAATCACGCAAATTATCCAAAACCGTATTAGAAAATATTGTTCATTATTTACGCATATAGTATTTGTATATAATATAATGTTTAGTCAAAATCATAAAATCATTCTTTGTTTTTTAATTATTATTATAGTTACCGGTTTATTTAGCCCGAATAAAATCGAGGGATTTGGCCCTAGTCCACCCACCTTAAATTCGTATTCATATTATAATGATATGAGTCTGAATGTTTTATCGAGTACACTACCCGTTTCATTGTCTAATTTACAGAATTCGATACAAAATAACACTGCCTTTTCTCAATCGTTGGCTACGCTCGCAATAAGTGCAGCCAATTTTTATTACAATATTGTCACACTATATAATGAAACTCCGGTCGTATCGGGACAAGATAAAAATGTACAATTCATATACTCGCAAAGTAATACCATGCAACAATTATACCAATTATTCATAAGTTATGGTATTGATATAACAATGATTGCAAACGAATTATGGGGCGCCAACTCACCATCGACTACCGCATTAATTTCAGTCGTAAAACCCGGTGGTGTAAATTCATTAATTTCCAATGCGATAAAATAAAGGAAATGGATAGATATATTTTGTATTATCGATTGCTATAATACAAATTACTCATTTTCTCTTTGGTTGATGTAATCTCGGAGACAATTTATAAGGGCCTCATCTATCCGAACAAATTACACCGACCAAAAATAAAAATAAGACAAAACGCAGTTATAATTTATATATTTTATAACTAATGATGAATAACGGTGGGGTAAATCGGTTTAGATACTTCACTTCCCTCATACTTTCCTTCTTCTATTGCCCTCTGAGTGACTCCCACGCCGCCCCAATTCGGATCCATCGGATTGTCACTTATGCCCCCCTTTTTGGTAGAATTATGGATTTCATCGATATCGGTATAAATACCGACGTATTGTCCGGCAGGATCAAATCCAGCATAACTATTTGCATTATATGGCGGATCCATTCGAGATGCGTCGGCAATTGGCACGGCAATTGTATTGTCGTGAATTTCCATTGGTATAGTCGGTAAACCTCCTTCTACATAAAACGGACTTGGTCTCATACGATAGACGTCGTTCCCTTGAGCATTATTTTCTTGTTGTAAAAACAAAACTGGGCAATTTACACCACGGGTTCTCTGTTGGTTCAAATACGCAATATATTCATCTAAATTACCGAATTTAATAGGATTGACATTTTCTACTATAGGTTTAGTTGTGTCATATAAAAACAACCGATTATTGCGTTTTATTAACAAATCGGGACAATGGGATGTTTCGCCTTCCGCCCTTTCCTCAGTATTGAACCCTTCTTTGTTTAATAAGATTCCATTTGTCAAACATACGTATATTCCTGCTAAAAATGCCAATATTAAAAATAAATACTGGATTATTTTTATACTATTAGGTTTCATATAACGTTATATATTTATACTCATAAAAGAAATTCAAATTGAAGAACCCTATAACATTAGATAAAAATATAATCATAATATAGTATATATGTCAAGTTCGCAAAAATATAGAAAACCAAAGAACAATAATATGGCAAAAACCCGGAAAAATATACATAGACATTCGAATAAATCGCATTCGAAAAAACACACGAGTCGACATGATAATACAATTGTCATTGGAAAGATTTATGCGAATTGGTGTGGACACTGCACTGCGTTAAAACCGGAATGGGAAAAAATGAAGGCCATCATAAAAAAGGATTTAGGTAAATACCTAACGAACATAAATATCGAATTTTCGGAAATAGAACAGACAAATGAACATATCAACGTGGATAACATAAATCGACAATATTTGATAAATTCAAATGAAAAATTGTCTGCGTCTGGCTATCCAACCATATTTAAAATACACAATAACAATTTGGATTATTACAAAGGAAGTAGAACCGCCCAAGAAATGGCGGATTGGTATATTAAACATTCGCCGCCGGTAAGTAAGATAATTAATAGTCACGTGGGTGGCAGAAAACGCAAAAGTCGAAAAAACAAGAGGCGTAGCAATAGAATGAAATGGTAATCGGATGGTATTTAATTATGATTCATATTATAGTTATGAATCATGATACTGTCTCTAATATACGAAACTATTTACTTATTGCAACTCCCAATTTCTAGTGGAACGCGCCCAAAATCTGGTTCGTATGTGCTCTGATTCCATGGTCCAATGTCCTTCTTTTCAATAATGGGATCGGAACGCAATTGATAGTTGGCGTTCTTCAATGTCTGTCCAATAGTATCTAACCCGATGTGATAACCAGCCTGTAGCAGATCGGGAAGGGCGACATTGCCATTTCCAATAGGATTCAAAGCGGCCCATTGGCTATTCTGGTCCTTTGGTAATAGATCTCCGGGATTAGCAACTGGTTGCATGGCGTATCCTTCGGCAACAGGAATACTGTTGGGCGCCACAGCCGGCATGCTCTGTTTATGCGAAGGAGGAGAAGGATAATTATTTAAAAGGGTGGAATCGCCAGGAGTCATTTTGTCTAAAACACTTAGTTTCGAAGAAGAATAATACATGAAAAGTGTACTAATCAATATAAGAATGGCAATAGGTATCCAACGTTTTCCAAAAAACTTGTTAATACCGGATAATATCTCTTTAAACATTTGTTTATATAAACGGAGGATAAAATTATTTATAGTATAATGTATTATTTAGGTTTGATATAATAGAGATTTTCCCTATTTGCGAGAGATTATATATTCATAATTTGAATGATACTCTAAATATCACGTATACTATTTATTCGTGGTCCCCGTCGTCCACATCTAGACTACTTTCAATATCACTCTCATCACTATCGTCTACGTCGGTCAACATATATGTATTTTTGATACGTTTAGCCTCTAAATAAGAAGAAAGTGCTAAATCCTTAGCTATTTTCGCATTTCTCATGGCATCGCGATACATTTTATAATACACGTCATTTCTCTTTTTCAATTGCACTTTTTCGGTCTCCGGAATTTCGGCTAAATCAAACTGCACCTCTTCAATAATATCGGATGGTTTTGTCGGTTCCGCGAGTTTTTTCACAGGTCTCGCAAAAATATCGTCTTCACTATTTTCGTCTGCAGGATCGTCTGTAGCAACCACTGCCAATTCTTCGGTCGTTTGCCGGATTTCTTCGACATTTGAAACTTTTTCTAAATTGATGGATTCATCTATTTCGGTAGATGTCGTATTTTTTGTATCGCGCGTTTCCGGTTTTATTTCAGATACAATTTCATCCGGTAAATTAGCAACCATTTGTGGTCTCGTTTTTATTATACACCGTTCGAATAATTGACTCGGTTTTATAACCATCATTTGTTTGATTTCAATTTCTATCTGAAAACTGCGCGCGGAACATTTGATGCCTTGAATTTCCAATATAGTGATAATATTCGAATTCTCTTTTATATCGGCCATATCGACATTATTTTCGTTTTCGTCGTATATTTTCAAAACATTCTTACCTAAACGCGACGGCAAATTAGTTCGCATAATATAGAATTTTCCCGATTTATATGTTTTTAATGATGACAAAAAGGAATTCTCTATATCGTGTTTTTCTAAACCTGCCTCGAACCATTTTTCGCGATTATCAAATATCGTTTCTTGGCAATAGGTTTCTAAATTCTCCATCCATTGAATAAAGTCGTAGTTTTCATTTGACAACATAATGTCGCAATAAAACTTTTTTCCCGCTTTTACAATTCCCTGTTTTGTCGTTGATTTAGGACATTGAATATATAACGGTTCATCGTTCATTTTAAATTTAATGAAATAATTTCCACCCGGAATAATGGCAGGTGGGCATAATACTAAACGTTTGAAATCGAATGTGGTATCGGGTTCATATATTTCATCCATTTAGATACTGTAATACGATTTATTGATATTTTTGTTTTTATATAAAAACGCAACATATTTGCGTTGTACACATATAAGAATTATATCTAAAAAATACAACTATTTGATCGAATGAAAAATATCAAACAAGAATGCATGAATATGTTACAAAGTGACAGTATTCGCCAAGAAATTAGTAATTTTGTGCGTCCAATTGTAAAAATTGTGTACAATGAAATATACATCTATGTGTGGTTCATTTGTATTTATAGCGTTCTTTTGTTAATAATTACTTTAGCCAATTTATTTGTTCTTATGAAATTATTCTGTGTTCCGGGTTGCAAACCAACACCGTCGCAGGGAGGTGGTTAATCCACATTTTTCACAATACAATGTTTTTCTAATTTTTCATGCGTAAAATAACTCTACACTCTTGGCAAAAAAAAATATAGTAATAAATATATAATGCCAAATAGTAAAGGCGGAAGAAGTCGAAGTCACAGTCGCAGACGTAGAAGTACCCGGCAAAATTTTCCTAGTTTCCCTATGTATGGTGGTGATGGATGCACATATACAAGTGGTACTACCTATACACCCCAAGTGTATGGCGGTATTGGTCAACAAACCGGAGTTAATGGTAGTCCGGCAGGCGAAATACAGGCCAATATCGTTGGTGGACGCAGACGTCGGCGGACTATGGGCGGTTACGGAGTAACCGACGTCGCGGTACCTTTGGTATTAGTTGCTGCGAATAATCTAAGAGGAACAAAACGCAATCGCGTATTTAGCAAAAATCGCCGTTCTAAATCGTTTAGACGTTCTCGCAGAAATAGCCGAAGGTAAATTGATAGGTTAGAATATGGTTTTATATAAACTCCTTGCATAAATGGTAAGGAGTTTATATCATGGTACATTTCTCTATAGCCCGAACATTACCTATATTTTATCGCATAACAATTGTTGGATTGGTACCAATAGGCAGGTTGGAATTGGAATATAGCGGAATTTTCTGTTGAGGAGTGCGCCAATAGGTCAACGTATTAAAGGCACTGCGTTCATTAAATGCGATCGTAGTCCACGAATCAATACCGACCGAGGGAGGTAATCCGGCCTTTTTATTTCCACCCCCCTGGTTAATATCAGTAACGGCATTTGATGCCATAGCATTACGACTAGCAGAATAAGAAAAGGCACGACTTGGAATAGAAGACATTCTCTAGATATATAGTATCTAAATATATTTTATTATATTACAAAAGATATAGTATAACAGAGATATGATTTATAACATAATAACCGATATGCCAAATTACTTAATATAAACGATATAAAAAATATCGAAGTTAATATAATACTAAACGCTTCATTTTATTCGCTAAATAAAATGAATTCGACGAACTATCATAAATTGTCTGTTTTTGGGGGAGATGATATACATGTCGAAAAAAATCAATTTGGTCAAGAAACCTATGTATTTGATCCATATAATCCGCAAAATATTATGATAACAGATTCCGATGTGAATCGAATTCTAGACGCATACGGGATAAATGTTCATATAAACAATTTCAATTTGTTCAAACGCGCATTTGTGCATCGATCCTATACGCGCCGTCCAGATTTAGAAAATGAATCGAATAATATTAGCATTATTCCTAAACCCGACGATTGTTTGCCCCTCTATACAAAATCAAATGAAAGGTTGGAATTTGTAGGGGATGGTATACTAGAGTGTATTACTAAATATTATCTGTATCGCCGATTTCCAAAAGAGAACGAGGGGTTTATGACCGAAAAAAAAATTGCACTCGTCAAGAACGAATCGATTGGACGCATGGCGATGGAAATGGGGCTTCATAAATGGTTCATTCTCTCTAAACATGCCGAGACAAAACAAACGCGGACGAATTTAAAAAAACTAGGTTGTCTTTTTGAGGCATTTGTAGGTGCCCTATTTTTGGATTTTAACAAAATCGAAGTATCAGACGAAGATGGTTGGTTTAAAAACGTCTTTGTCACTGGGCCGGGGTTTCAAATGGCGCAAATTTTCATCGAGAATGTTTTTGAAAAACACGTAGATTGGATTAATCTTATTAAAACCGATGATAACTATAAGAATATATTGCAAGTCCGTATTCAAAAGGAGTATAAGACAACACCCGCCTATTTTGAAATAGAAACTCATAATATGGATACGGGATATCATATGGGTGTCTATTTATGTTTGGGCCAACCCATTCATTTGGTCAATCCCCTCGATGCAATACCGATTGGACAATTCAATTCTCATCGAGATATACACGAATACATGTCCATACACCGGAAGATTTTTGTATTTTTGGGTAAAGGTATTCATAAAATCAAGAAGAAGGCAGAACAGATGGCATGTGAAGAGGCGTTGAAAAATATGCCTATGGATGAAACACATAACGAGGTCGAATAATAAATATCTATTCATTTTCTAGTAACAAAAGTAAGAAGAAACAAGGCGATATAGTTCGCTTGGCAATATTTGTCGAATTAGCCATAATTTATAATAATGTTCCGTTTTAAAATTGCAGTATCTTTTTCGGAATCGTAACATTGCGATCGTTACCGACCTTTTTATCGTCGCAGATATTGTATTGTTTGTATGATGTTCGTGTAAACGTTCGACCAAATAATCGATACGCATGTTCATTGCGTTCAACCATATGTGACTGTCTCTGCCATAGAATGGACGTATCTTTAATAAAGGATAATAATTGTAATACATAATGTCATACATTTTTTTTATGTATGACATTTTTTCGCGCAGTATAATTTTATCGCGGCACTGGCGAGCTATTTCCATGAATTGCGATACAATTATATTATATTTTCGGTCGAGTAATTCTATGATACGTCTACTTCTCCTAAATCGCGTAGTCGCGTAGCGTTTTTCCGGTTTCATACCACATACAATAGCATTTTGTCGAATGACGCGTGTCTCGATCATACCGTTGATAATTTTAGATACTTGTGATATATATGCCATCTAATGACTTGATTCATATATCGCCTATATGAATCGGCTTATATGATTCAATTTTTCTTAATTGATTAGTGAGTAAAATATTGAGAAATTGACCGATAAATATCGTAGGGGAATATCTGTCTAATTAGCCATAGTTTGTAATAGTGTTCATATTGAAATAGATAAAATAGACATCGATATTGTTTAAATCTTTTTGCGACGGTATTCGACATACTTTTTGAAACCTGCTTTTTCAGAATGCATGCCGATATTTCCGTTTCTAAATCGAATGATTTGTGTAAGGCATGTAATAGGAGACGATGCACACCTTGGATGCTAAATGGAATCAATCTTATCAGCTTAAATATTTTTTCATTTAAAATGTCATACAATTCTTTGATGATTTCTATCCTGTCTAACGGCGTAAAACAGAAATTAATCTTAATTTTTAGTAAATACGACATATATCTTATATAGTATAAGCGATCCGAAACGTATTTTGCGAGAAGACGTTTACTCCGAATTGACGTTGTTTTATTTGATGCGGGCATAATTGATATGAATAAAGTATTTGCAAAGAATTATAAAGTGGATAATACATTCAATTTTATTTATATCTTATGCCGATTTGGATAAACCTTCTTGTATAAGTATTGAACTATCTGCCGCCATATTGGCAAATCCCACGTATTCGAGTTCGACACCCTTCAAATAAGTATCGAATACACTTTTCGTGGTATTCGTATCGCATGGAAGCAATTGACCCGTAATATAATCATATGTAACCTCTTTTCCGTAATATATAAAACCGCGACCGCGATATCCATTATAATAAATAGCACAATTGGCACAATATCCAATGAATACTCCTTTCCAATAACCATATTTGGCGCAATTGGCGCAATTATTGGGTCCAGTGTGTCGCAAATGTGTTTTCGCCCATTCTTCTGGAAACGTAGGTGCATATAATTTGCCACGGTATGAATAGTATCGAGGCGTTTTCATTTCCGGTTCTCCTTCATAGACAATATCATCCGGATTCATTTTTTCCATTCCTATATTATATTTGAATATGACAATTAACCTTTAATCTCTCAATTTTATGTATTTTGATCATTTTCTTAAACGATGGATTGTATTGGATAAATGATGAAAAGACATAAACGATAAATGAATAGTCGCGAATTCAGGTAATCGAAATAATATGTCTATTATATTTATAGGTGATATGAATGTTGCATTACATTTAGAACAATTAAAAATAAAACGATTGCCAGGCCAAGAGGCTAAACCTGGCATATTAGTAAAAATTTCGGGTCCGAATATGGGTAATGCACAAACCGATCGTGTTGAAGAATTGGATGAACCATTACTTGACCAAGAAAGAGATCGGGCACCCAATGTAAAAATCCAAGACGCTAGGGGTAAAAAAAAGATAGATCGTGAATTTATCCTAAATAGGTTACATGGTAAAAAACCAAGATTGACACCCGCCGAAATTGTATCTAGTAAAATGGCACCGGGAGATGATACTGATAAATTAAATGTAGAAGAGACAAGACTTCTTGTGGATATGACCGAACCAGTAATCGAGGCCGATACTGAGGATTCTATATTTAGAGTGAATCCAAAATCCATATCACAAACGGTTGCCGACGAACACCCGCCCGCAGGGGAAGTCGTATTTAAACGTAAAAAACCAGTAGCTAAAACAAAGGCCGCGGTGCCAATTGAACCAAACGAAGAAGAAGAAGAAAAGAAAAGGGCCGACGCAATAAAACCTAAAAAACCAAGAAAAATAATTGTAGACAATCGTCCACAATGGCGCGATTTACTAAGAATGAAGATTGGTAGTCACACAATTGCCGATCGATTACCGGTCGATAGAGAAAAAATCATAATGGAGACATCGCCCTACTATATGAATAACCGCAAATTATTTATAAAACAAATAGGTGATTTATTCGGAAGTAAATATCGCAAAGAAATCGCCGATAGCGAAGAATTGATGTCATGCAAAGATAATTCGAAAAGTCACGATTTTAAACTATTGACGCATCAAAAAATCGTGCGAGATTATTTGAACTTATATACCCCCTATAGAGGATTACTCCTCTTTCATGGTCTTGGTTCGGGAAAAACATGTACGGCCATTGCTATTGCAGAAGGATTAAAAAGCCGAAAGAAAATATACATTTTGACACCTGCCTCTCTCAAAATGAATTTCTTTAGTCAAATGAAGAAATGTGGTGACGATTTATATCGAAAAAAACAATTCTGGGAATTTGTATCAATCGAAGGTAAGCCCGATTATGTACGCGTATTATCTACTATATTACAATTACCGGAAGACCATGTAATAAAAAATCGCGGTGCATGGTTAGTCAATGTTAAAAAACCGTCTAATTTTACCGATTTAGATACCCGCGACCAAGAGGCCATTGACGAACAACTAAATATCATGATTCGTTCTAAATATATCGATATCAATTATAATGGTCTAAATAAAAGCAAAATGAAATTATTAACGGGGGATTATTCGCATAATCCTTTCGATAATTCAGTCGTATTGATCGACGAGGCACACAATTTTGTCAGTCGTATAGTAAATAAAATACCTAAGAAGGCGGCTAAATCAGGCGCAAAATCCCCCGACTCGATTATGTTAAAATTATATGAATATTTGATGTCGGCCAAGAATGCGCGTATTGTTCTTATGACGGGAACACCCATCATTAATTATCCAAACGAAATTGGAATACTTTTTAATATCATACGCGGATATATCAAAACATGGACATTTCCAGTACGCGTTCAAACTACAGGTGCCGTCAATCGCGATACCATATTGGAAATGTTTGAAGAAGAAGGACTAAATACATACGATTATGTAGAATATGGTGGAAATAAATTGGTTATTACCCGAAACCCATTTGGATTTATTAACAGTGAGAAGGGGGTAAAAAAACGCGGTACCACTGCGGCGGCAAAACGTCGAGGTGGTGCTAAAACGAAAAAGGCGCAATCTACAAAAAGCCACCGTCGAACAAAAAAACGCGAAATCACAAAGACCGACTATAAATTAAAAAACGACATGATTGTAACGACCCAAGTATTGGATGATTTGGAAATTTTACCTGAAGAATCTGAATTCTTGGAACATTATAAAAAAGGTTATACCGGTGACAACGAACCACATCAAGGTGGTGACAATTCGAATCAGTTATATTCTACTGAATCTCTTGCGTCGGTAGATTTGATTATGGGTGGCGCGGGTGAATTTGATAAATACGGCGGTGTACATTTAGACGATACTGGAAATATGACAGACGATGTATTTGTAAGCAGGGTGATCGATATCTTGGCGAAAAATGGAATAGAAGTTATCCAGGGCGCTATCGAAGTGGTGAATAATAAATCATTACCAGACGATTCTGATACATTCATCGAGAAATTTATTGAACCCGGTGCCAAGAAAATGAAAAACGAAAATGTCTTTAAACGTCGTATTCTGGGTCTTACTTCCTATTTTAGAAGTGCACAAGAAACCTTGTTGCCGAATTATATACTTAATGAAGAGGGAGGTATATTCCATATTGTCCAGACACCGATGAGTACCTACCAATTTTCATTGTATGAACGTATACGAAAAGAAGAAGCCGACAAAGAAAAAACCGCAAGAAAACAGCAGAATAAAAAGGCGTCGGCTACAAATCCAGAAGAACTATTCAAAGTGGCATCGTCGTATCGTATCTTTTCTAGGGCGGCGTGTAATTTTGCCTTTCCTGATCCTCCTGGTCGACCATTGCCAGATAGAATATCAGGTTCAGGCAATGACGAAATTGATGAATCCGAATATGACGCAGTACCTTTACAACAACGAAATGCAGTTAATGAAATAGAGATTATGGCGGAAGGTGAGGACCAAGACCAACTCGCCGTCGCCGCATCACAAGAAGATGCGCGTATTTCTAGTTACCAAGAACGTATAGATAGTGCCATGAAATTCTTGGAATATAATGTTGAAACACCAAGAGAACAAGAATATCTTACAAGAGAAGCATTAGATACCTATAGCCCGAAATTCTTAGCGATATTAGATAATATATCGGACGAAGACAATCACGGTTTGCATTTATTATATAGTCAATTTAGAACAATTGAAGGTATTGGTATTTTGAAACTCATATTAGAGGCGAATGGGTATGCACAGTTCAAGATACAAAAACGCACGGGTGCGGCAAGTTCCGATTCTTGGGAAATATTAAAAAATCCAGATGATGAAGATAAACCCAAGTTTGTATTATACACCGGAACCGAGTCCGCCGAAGAAAAAGAAATTGTGCGAAATATCTATAATGGTGACTGGGAATATATACCCACCGAACTCGCCGAAGAATTGCGCAAGAAAAATCCGAATAATTTATACGGCGAAATAATTAAAATACTTATGATAACCGCGTCTGGTGCGGAAGGTATTAATTTGAAAAACACACGGTTTGTTCATATTGTCGAACCATATTGGCACATGGTACGTACTGAACAGGTTATCGGTAGGGCGAGACGCATTTGCAGTCACGAAGAGTTGCCTGAAGAAGAACGTAATATAAAAGTATTTTTATATTTATCGACCTTGCCAGAATCGCTAAAGGAGGACAAGGCAGAATTCACTAAACATATTGAACTGATGAATCGTGATATTAGTAAACTAGACTCGAAACATTCTGTAACAACCGATGAGCTCTTGTTCGAGGCGGCGACAATCAAAGACAATATCAACCGTCAAATATTGACGGCGATAAAAGAAACGGCTATCGATTGTACTCTATATGCGGGTTCCAGTTCCTCTGAAAATTTGGTATGTTATGGATTTGGAAAGGTATCATCCAATCAATTTGCATCTTATCCTACTTTGGGCCAAGATGAAACTGAAAAGGACGAACTTAACGTACGTAAACAACGGGTTGAATTCGGAAATGTGGTAATTAACAAGGTGAAATATGCATGGAATAAAGAAAACAATGAATTATTCGATTATGAAAGTTTCCAGCGAGCAAAAAAATCGGGTGAAGATTTAATATACATTGGCAGGCTGGTGAGAGATGGTCCTAAACGCGCACATATAGATACAGCGGTAAGGCGAATATAATAGTTTCTTGGTAAATCGACAATTTCTGTTACCAAGAATTAGAGATAAACGATTTACGAATATAAATATATAAAAACATAGATGGCTATAATATATTGTCAATATGAACGAACTGAACAATGTCCTAACAATCAAAACCGTTCAAATCCAGCCGATTCGTAATATGATAACAGCAATAAAGGACATTTTGACGGATGCCACAATCACATATACAAAGGACGGACTGCGAATCATTAATTTCGACAAGACCCATACCATATTGGTTAATGTCGTATTAAATGCACATAAATTCGAACAATATACGTGTCATCCCGATAAAATAATTGTATGTACAAATACATTGCATTTGTTCAAAGTGATTTCTACCATGTCAAATGACGATACCCTGTCAATGTATATCGAAAATAGTGATTATCATGACGGTATTGTATCTTATCTTGGTTTGCAGTATGACAATGGAGATATAAAACAATGTTATAGTCAGAAATTGCGTTTAATTGAACCCGATGCAGAGGAACTCGTCGTACCCGATGTCGAATATTCAACGGTGATCAATTTACCTACATCGGATTTTCAGAAAATCATTCGCGATTTGAATGGCATATCCGATCGTATTGAAATAAAATCGGTAGGCAATGACCTTATTTTTTCTTGTGAGGGTAATTTTGCGAGTTCACGTATTTATCGGTCGGAATCCGATGGTTATATGGAGTTTATTCAAAAACCAGATGCGGCTACCGTGATTCAAGGCGAGTTTTCTTTGAAATCGTTGTCGCACTTTATAAAATGCACGCCATTGTGTAGCCATTTAGAAATGTATTTGGGGAACGATTTACCACTCATTGTTAAATATGACGTTGCCTCCTTGGGCGAGATTAAATTATGTTTGGCCCCTTTACCTCCATGCTAAATATATTTATATTTTGGCAATATATCATAGAATGTGATAATTGACATCCTATGATAGGTGTAAATTATAGTATGATACAATATAAATTTTTGATCATCGTCGATGACGACGACGCGTCAATTGTCTACGGCGATTCATTTTCCTCGTCTTTCGTTTTCCACCAAGAAAACCCGCGGCCGCCGCCGCCGCTGCGGTGCCAACAACAGTACCAATTAATGCAATCGATACACATAGGACACCATTATCGAAGATAGTACACGTTTCTGTCTTGGGGGTTCCGGGGGGTAAATATTCTGTATTATATATATTCGGTTTAGGCGATTCATATATTTCAATTGATTCGTCTGCAACTGCAAGTCCATTTATTTTTGGAATTACTGTTTTACCAAAACCGTTTTCCGCATTAAATTGTCCATATGCATTTTTTATTGCATGTGTAATCTGTTCATAACTCGCAAAATAATTTTTGGGTAATTCCCCGGAATAAGAGTCCGTGTAGGGATGTATTGGCGTGTCTAATTTAATTTTTTTGTTTCGATAAAAAGGCACACCATTACGACCATTTTTTTCACGGTGTTGAGTTATATAGGCCGCAAAGATGTGTCCGTTTCCTAATACGTTATAATAACTAGAGTGTAAAACTCCGTCGGCCTTGGTACGGGTTACCTGTGGATAATAATCACGATCATCATCAGATTCATCGTCAGATACATAATCATCATTATCATCATCGTGTTGTTTTTTGGCGATTGTCGCCAAGGCATCCCGCCTTTCTAATTCGTCCGGATTTTGTAAACTCAGTGGCATTTTAGATTCGGCACGGGGTATATCTTGCCTTTGTACAGGTATAAATTGTACAACACCTTTACCTGGAATATGTATCCAATTGCTAGTCGGGTAAACAACTGCATTAGATTGAGGACTTTTGCCACGTTTCCGTTTTTTTGTATGAGAACCACTACTAAGTGACATATATAATATAAACCGAAATAAATTTATATTATTATTTTTGACGATGCCGGCGCGATTTTCGCAGATTTATTGCACTGTTGCGTTTAGTTCTTCTTTTCTTAGTCTTTTTCTTTCCACCGTTATTATAAATAAACGCGACGGTTGCCGCCGCTAATACTAAATAAATACAGGGTTCTGGATCAATACATATATTAAATATGTTAAAACCTGGTGGACTAACCACTGGTGTACTAACCTTTTTATTGTCGGATCTGACTTGTTGTATTGCGTTATTGATTTGTGCGTCAGTTAATTTTTTATCTGAATATGCTTCTCCTACTGTTATACTATCTTTTTTTATGTCATATTTATATTTGGGGGGGGTTTCACTTGGTTCATCTGTATCTAATAGGTGTTGCTCTATAGCAAGTTCTATTTCAGTACGCATTTCAGGTGTTATAAATATAGGGGCTAAAGGAACATTGTCTAGATTGCGTATTTCGTGTAAAGGTTCTACATGAGATGCATCTTTAGTATAATTACCATCAGGCATTCTTAATGACAGTGGTTTTGAAGATTTAGCCGCATATGCCATTGGATCAGTGACATGACCAGCCGTATTCCGTGCAGGCATAGTACTAGTCGTTATATCACCAAAATAATATTCGCTTACTCCATGATATTTTTCTCCATCAAGTGTGGTGTATTCTTCAGTTGGGATGTTGGTGGATATTAAATATGGTGTTGCACCTATCACCACCCAGCGTTTACCACCTTCGGGAGTTTGACCACTTTTAGAAGTTCGACCTCTTTTAGGAGTTCGACCACTTTCGGGAGTTTGGCCACTTTCGGGAGTTTGGCCACTTTTAGGGGTTCTACCTCTTTTAGACATTTATAATATAAAAATATTTATTTCCTCGTTTAGAATGTATATAATAATATCATGTTTATCAAAAATATGATATTATATAAACGGATTTATAAATATTCTCTAATATCCTAAACTACATCAAATAATAAAATGTTAAAATTCTGGTTCGTGCTTTTTAAACAAACATCCCTCCTTGGGTAGTCCCATAATAGGAATAATCATATGTGGATCCTGCATATTACATCCGCGTAACCATATTTTAATAATACAGAAACTTTTCTTAGGCGAAATAGTAATACCATTAACAAATAGGTGATTTTTCGTATCAGTGATAAGTGTCTCGCCACACAAGGCGTACATCAAATTCCGCCAAACACCCGGTACCTCTTTATTAATTACTTTAAATGAAAAACACCCCCCGTTTCGGTTAAGTGGATCTTCCCACATGGGCGTTATACCATGACGCATGACAAACAACATGCAAAATTTGATTGCATTATCAGGGAGTTTCTCGTTTATCGAAATTAATTTTTCGACCGAATCTATATCTTCCATGATTATTTTATAACTCGATAAATCCCATTGCTTATCTTGTGGTAAATGGTAATACAAATTCCATTTACCATTCAAAGGTCTGTCAATGTTACTCATGTATAACGCCCTATGTGATAATAAGATAAAAAATCTTTATATTATTTTATACCTTCTCTATATTTATTATAGATAGAATAACTATTAACCAATTCATTAATTATGATTTATATGATATATTTGATATATTCAATGGCGATGGGTGCTACGTCGTCTACCAATAATTCGCCGGCTTGAACAACCAATACCCCGCCATTGACGACTAGCCATTTTGCCCTAT